CAAAGGTTAGGCGTAACATCCACCATCACCCACCAAAGCAACATCTTTTGGATATAATCTTCAAGCAGTGTTTGGTAATCGCCACTAATCGTGTTGTTGGCTACATCGTTCTTAATCTTATTGAGCAAGTCAGTTCCCAAAAATGGAAGCAGCCACTTATCCTGCGCAAGATATACCGATGGATAAAGTATGTTCGGGTCAACACTACCATTGACGGTGGTGTATTTCTTGATATAGTTCTCTGATATTAAAAGTACTTCTGCCATAGTTGTAATTATTGATTTGCAAATCTTGGATTATCAGGAAGGAAGCCTTCATAAGGCATGTTGCGTGGCTCTTGTGCTACCTTCGGATTGTTGCGCACTTTATACCCGGCTTTCTTCACACGCACATCCATCGCTTCTTTGATGTTTGGGTTTGTCAAGTCCAAACCAAAACCTTTTGCACTGGCAAAGGTCATCTTGCGCCACACGTGGCCACATGCCCCGCCGCCCTTCCAGAGCCAAATGCTGTATTTATCAGCCCCTCGAGGGCCCCAACCTTCATTGACTATTTGCTTGCCCATTTGCATAATATCTTCTTTGCGATATAGCTTATCGGCTGCAATCATCTTACGGCAAAACTCACGTGAATTAGCTTTAATCTCTCCGCTGTATTTGTAGCGTGTATAGAACTTTACATCGTCAATGGTTTCATCCTGTGATGACTTCGCATTAGGGCGTGCAGTTCCTGTGCTTGTAGTGCCGAAGTTGTGCGCTGCTAAACTTTCGTTGTCCGCATCGTCAGTATCATAGTCAACATCGTACTCATCAATCAATATCCAGTCTTCGTGTTGGTCTTCGCCTAATGCAATCAATGCATCTGCTACTTTGTTATCGTCAAAGTCCGCAGCAGCTACTTTTTTTTTTAACTCAACACTTGATTGAATGACTTCAGTTGGTTGCAGCGTGCCGGGTAACACATCGGCAAAGATTGCATCCACCGTTGCAGCAGGTAGTGTAGGGAATGCAGCTTGCACGATTGCCTTAGCACTTGACACTGGCACAGCACCCGCAGCACTTTGCATTACGATATCTACAAGCGATGTAATCTGCGCACCATTCAAGGCAGTAGCAGCAACATCCGCAGTAGTTCCACCTGCACCACCCGTCGTATCCGCAACAACTTCAGCCTGCTCAACTGCAAGTGGCGTGTTTGGTACAATCTCAAAGGTTACACCCGGCAATTGATTGCTAAGTAGTTCCTCGATGCTGTGATTAATCATAGCCTGATACGGCTCAATCACTTGCTTGTTGAATATCTCAAGACCCGTAGCCATCTCATCTTTGTTGCTACCAAATCCTGATGTTTCTCTGATACCGAAAAGCAGCGGAGTAGTAACACGGTGTGCTGTAATAATCTTTTGCTGTGCGGTAGTATCCATAAGTTGATACTGCTTGTCCGCATCGTTTACGGGGAATGGTGTAATCTCAGTCTTAGGTTGATCACGTTCATTAAAGAACATCACAACCTTTCCTGCATTACGTGCGCCACTCATCTTGTTTTCCCAATCCATCATCATCTGTTGCTTCTGTTCAGGCGTTGCTTGCCCGTTGTAGAAGTTGATGATAGTAGATGGGAAAAGACCGTTTGAAATTTGGTTGATATGGAAGATTGAAATCTGCTTATCTAACTCAATGTAGTTGATAGCAGACCAATAGTCAGGGCGTGGGTAAGAATCACTACCTGTGTACGTGAAGCACCAATAGATTTGGCGTGGTTCTTCAGTACGTGTAAGGTAGTTGTACTTGGGTATGAATTCGGGCGTGTTTTTTTTCTTACGAATGTTTGACCAATCGTAGCTGTGGAAGATACCTATTTCGCTTTCGTCCTCTTGACTGATTGCAATACGGCACTCTTCAAATGGTATAGCGTTTAGCTTGCTAATCACCGTGCGGTCGTTACTCCAAATCACTTCAATAAAGAAACCGCCAAATAACTTTAAGTCCTTTGCACAAGCATAGGTCAAAGTGTCTACATTGAGTGCATCAAGTTCCGCCTGATATTGCTCAGACTGGATACCCTTACCCGCAATCATATCACCAATTGCCACAACGAGTGAACCATGCACTGGTGATTCGTGCGATAGGTCACGCAGATACTGCGGAAAGTCGTTTGCATCTCCGTAGTTTACCCACCCTTTGCGGTCTACTTTTTCTGCATCGCTCTTAGCTACGTATTCACTAAGCTTCAAGGATACTATATTCGATTCGTTATGGCTCATATATTATATCGTTTGGTATGGTATTGACAGGTACGTCAAACCAACTTGTATTGTCATTTAAAACAGCATACCCACGCTCCACAATGCCAACAACAGCAGCGTTTGTCGGATTAGTATTAACTGCAGAATTTTGGCCGTACACTTCATAGCGGTATCTACCCGCCAAAGTTAAGCCAACTGTGGTAATAGTCAGATGTGTTACACGTACCGATTCACTAACAATCGTTGCAACCTGTGCAAGCTTGTTCCCGGTAGTGCTATTCTCCTCGTGTGTGAGAATGATAAGATAGTTTGTGAATGCTGTGCTGTAGTACTGCCGTGCTTCATCTAATGAAAGATACACTTGTTGATTAGCAGTATTGGTAGTTAAGTAGATCATTAGCCTTTTATTTAAAAAGGGGCAAGTGTAAACCTGCCCCCTTTACAATACAACAAGAACACAAACGGAAACAATTCTTAGTAAGCAGGGCTTACAGTAATACCTGCGAAGTTATCGAAAGGTACTGAAGTGAACGGCTCAAGGTGTGATGCAGGAACCAAGTTCTCTGCAATGGTTGTAACCTGATAACCCATCAAATCTGCTTTCTGCTGTCCTGATTGAACAGTACCAGCGGTAAGCTGTGAACCTTCAGTTGTACCAATCAAAAGAATTTGGTCATCGTTAGTACGAACGAACACAATCATTTTTGCCTTGGCAACATTCAAGAATTCGTTACGCATATCTTGGTTCAACTTACCAAAAGTCCAACCAACTTCCTGCGAGAAGTACAAAGTACCTGTCTCAAGATTCTTGTTCACGGTCTCAATATAAGAACCTGAGTTACGGAATGGAACATAGCGGTAAAGAGTCCAAGTAGGCAAGCCGTCTACTTCACCTGTTACAGCATCGTAAGTAACGCCCGAAATAAATTCGTTACCTGTTACTGGGTCAGTGTAGTTAGCAATCAAAATTTCTTTAACACCACCAATACCTTCAAGGCATCCGAGGGTAAATCCTGTGGTTAATTCACAAGCCATGTTTTATATAGTTTTAAAAGGGGGCTGTTACACCCCCTTAGTTATTAATTATGCTCCCCAGTAGGTGATGTCTTCAGCTACTGCAATCTGCGCTCCGAGGTAGAAACGTGCACCGTAACGAACGTTCTGTGAACCATCCAAGTTTTGCATATCCAAGATGAACACTTCATTCATTTGGTTTTCCTGCCATGTACCAAGCATCAAGTTTGACTTCTGTGCGAAAATGATGTTGTTAGCAGTCATACCCGGGCATACGTAGATTTCGTACATACCAACGAAACGCTTAGCTACTTCTGGTCCTGCGGTTGCATACCATCCGTTGCCATCAGCGATTTGCGCTTGCATGTAAGCTTCCCATGCAGCCTGTCCCATGTACAATGCTGGCTTCTCAGCAGCACCTTTAACAGCAGCAGGAGCAGTGTTGATGATATCCCAAATGGTAGCGATGATGTTGGTAGAATCCAAAGCACCTGAACCCGCAGATACAGCACCTGAACCACCCGCCTTAATCAAAGTTTCGAAACCATCGTACTGACCAGCTGTTGCATTAACACCTGACCACATGATTGTTTCGTTAGCAGCAGCAATACCACCAACCAAGCGACCAATGATAGCGTCTTGGATTTGTGTGTTTACACGGCCACTCATTACATCCGCAGTAGTCCAGTCTGTAAAGAAGTCCTTCTTACAGATTTGGCGTTGTACTTGGAACTCTTCCAAGGTCAAGATGCGCTCGGTCAAAGTGATAGTACCTGTTGGGGTAAAGTCACAAGTGCCAGCGGCAAATGTTACAGTGTCATCAATTTTACGTACTACTGATTTGTAAGGTACGTTAGGCTTCATTGTTACATATCCAGCAGATACGTTTGACAACAAAGCTTTAGCTACGATTTCACCAGCTAATTCACCTGCATAGGTGGTGGTGAGTGAAGTTGTTGTTGGCATTTTAAATAATAATTTATGAGGTGAATTAATTTACTTTTTTAGCACGGATGTTCTCCATGAAGTCGCTGAATGATGATCCATTCGAAGCAAC